CAGTATGTTGTCAGACTATGTTGCAACAGAAATTGACCTTGAAATTCTTGACATGTTGATCAATGCAGCACAAACAACCGAATACTGGTCAGCAGAAATCGGTTCAACATGGAACGGTTCAGCATTTGCCGCTTCATCCTTCACAGGAACAGCATGGACCAACATGACCTGGTTCCAAACACTTGGTCAGAAGATGCAAAAGGTCAGTAACCGTATCCACCAACTCACAATGCGTGGTGGTGCAAACTTTGCAGTGGTTTCACCAACGGTTGCAACAATTCTCGAAACCATCCCTGGCTTCCAAGCTGGAACAGATGGTGACAAGATGGAATTTGCTGCTGGTGTAACCAAGATTGGTTCATTCCAAAACCGTTACACCGTATACAAGAACCCATATATGAAGGAAAATGTTCTTCTTATGGGCTTCCGTGGTTCACAATTCTTGGAAACTGGTGCAGTCTATGCCCCATACATTCCATTGATCATGACACCACTTGTGTACGATCCAAACAACTTCACGCCACGCCGTGGTGTGATGACACGTTACGCAAAGAAGATCGTCCGTCCAGAATTCTTCGGCAAGATCTACATCGACAAGCTTGCACAAGTCTAATACAATTCGTAACGTGGTTAATAAATTGGGTGGTCTTCGGACCACCCTTTTTATTATCTATAAGTCATGGTTAACATGTGGTATTTGATATTTATATATGTCTCTAATAGAGGGCATGTATGCAGAATCGTGAACCTATAATATTTGAAGAAACACGAATTAGTCCTGTTAATGCAACTCCGTTTGGTTTTTATGACGGGGATGTGGAATTTCAACAAGAAGCGCCAGAAGTTGCCACGTTTGTTGCTAGACGACTGGGATATCCTGTCGTTGATGTAGAATTAACACATAAGCAAATTTATGCATGCTTAGAGGAAGCAATTACAACATACAGTAATCAGGTAAATCAATTCAATGCACGTGAACATATGTTTGCTTTGCAGGGAATGAACACAAGTATTAATATTACTCAAAGAAATATATTAGCAACGCCACTACCTCAATTGGTTAAATTATCCGCTCAATACGGAACAGAAGCAGAAAGCGGTGGAAATGTTACAATAAAACGAGGATATATCAGTGCGTCTGCGTATCAACAAACATATGATTTGAAGTCATTGTGGGCAGATCCATATGAAAGCGGGTCTGCTATAGAAATTCGTCGTATCTATCACTATATGCCACCTGCCATTGCTCGTTACTATGACCCATTTGCAACGACGGGTCTTGGATTAACTAACTTGATGAGTGAATTTGGATTTGATGGATATTCACCGCCCGTGACATTCGTGATGATGCCTGCATACGAAGATTTACTCCGTATTCAAGCAATTGAAGTGAATGATATGATTCGTAAAAGTCAATATAGTTTTAGTGTATCCAATAACGTTGTTAAATTTACCCCCATATTTACAAAAAATACAACTATTTGGTTTGATTATATGGTAGTAGGTGATAAACAAAATGGATCGTCTAATAATGGAATTGGCGGAGTAATTCAATCGGGATCAGAAAATAGTGTGGTTTCAGATTTATCTAATATTCCATATGAAAACATTCAATATAAAAATATCAATAGCATTGGACGGTTGTGGATTTATCGGTACACACTAGCTTTGGCAAAAGAATTACTAGGTAACGTACGATCAAAATATCAAGAAATTCCAATACCAGACGCAACAATACGAATGGATGGAGAAACACTTCGCCGAGAAGCGTCTGAAGAAAAGAAAGGATTGATAGAAGAAATTCGTGAAACCTTAGAACAAACTGGTATGCAAGCACAGTTGAAAAAACAGATGGAAAATGCACAAGCAATGCAAAGTATTTTTGTACACGTTCCTACTCAAATTTTTATAGGATAACATGCCAAGATTCGTTTCTGCAAGAGATTATCAATTTTTTCAACATATCAACCGAGAAATCGTAGTTGATGTTATTGACGTTGAAGTCATATTATATAAAATAATAAATGATGTAGTCAACGTAAACATATACGGGGAATCAACTGAAAAAACATATTACAAAGGCATTAGTTTGAATGGATTAATTAAATACCCAAAAAAGACTGCAGCAACTGACGATGGATTTGGATATGATATTACCCAAAAAAACGTTGAATTTAGGTTTGTAAGACAAATATTACAAGATGTAAATGTATATCCTGATGTTGGAGATATCATCAAATATAATGAAAATTATTATACAATTGATAATATTAACGAGGCACAACTAATTGCCGGTAGACCAGAATATAATCAAGCCATTATATGCCAATCGCACTTAACTCGTAAAAGTAATATTAATCTTGAGGATACGCATATATGAACCGTCCAACATTTGACGTAAACAATTCTACAGTACGTAACAGATATAATCGTGGGTTTGATACAAAACACGAACCGGGAGTGAGTAAACAAGTTGAGATTGGATTACAAACAATAGATACTGCAATATTACGGTATCTGCAAAATAATATAAAACCAGTGGTGTCACAACAAGGTAAACAAATACCCGTTCCAGTCATATATGGAAATCCAGAACGATGGAAAAGTGCACAACAAGATGGAGCGTTGCGAGATAAGAACGGGATGATTATGTTACCTATCATGATGATTGCACGAACAGGACTAAAAGAAAATAGCATCAATAATCCAACAAACAAATATCAAACATATACATTTAAAACCGGATGGAACTCAAGAAATATTTATGACAGGTTTGCGTTAGTAAATGGCATAACTCCTAGTCAGGTGTATCACTCATCGGTCATGCCAGATTTTTATGATATAACATATGAAGGGGTTGTGTGGACAGAATTCACAGAACAAATGAATAAAGTAATAGAAAATTTGTCGTTTGAAAGCAACGAATATTGGGGCGAGATAAATAACTATAAATTTATTTCAAAGATTGGTCAATTTGAAAATACGGTTCAATTACCGGCGGATAGTTCACGATTGGTCAGAAGTAAATTTACCGTTGACGTAAAAGCATATATACTTCCACAGAGTACGTTAGATAAAAACGGCAACCGAGAACAAACCACAAAACTGCAATACTCGCCAAAAAAGGTTGTATTTGACACCGAAGTCATCACGGGTCCAATAAATAAATGATATTTTGAGATTTGTTTTGTATATTTATGATATGTATAGAACTTTAAAAGAGAGTGTTTATGAAAAAGGTTTTGGATGAAGAATTACAAGAATTGAAGAGTCTTCGGGAAACATACTTGGAAATAATAACCACACTGGGTGAACTTCATTTAAGTAAAAAAATACTAGAAAATAATCTAAAAGAGTTATCCCTACTTGTTGAAACGCAAGAAAATCGGTTTACAGAATTCCAAGAAAAAGAAAGGGTTTTATACGAAAAGTTGCAGCAAAAATATGGAACCGGTGATATTGATTTTGATACCGGAGAAATAACAGAATAATATAACCCATTTGGAGGATTCGTATGGCAAATGAAAGAATTGTTTCCCCTGGAGTTTTCACACGGGAAAGAGACTTAAGTTTCTTAACCCAGGGTATCAGTGAAATTGGGGGCGCATTTATTGGACCAACACCAAAGGGTCCAGCATTTATCCCGACAATTGTAAGAAGTCAACAAGAATATGTTACCCGTTTTGGTGAAGCCGATGCAAATCACTACACAGGGTTAACGGTAAAAAATTATCTACGTGAATCTGGTGTAGCAACCATCGTTCGTGTTCTTGGAACGGAAGGATACAGTAATACAACCACAATCCCCGCACTTGTTTATGTGTCAGGATCCGGTGGAAATAAATTATTTGCAGTTATCCACCCAAGTAGTACTGGGAATACAATCAACAGTGTTACTGCAACTGGATCTGGAACTAGTTTCACATTATCGGTAGATACTGCAGCAGGAACGGATATTTCAAACCAATCAGGATTGAGTGTCAATCCTGATTCAAATGGATATCTAGGAAATTTACTGGGATACAGTCCCGTTACAACGAAAAACTCCTATATCTACGCAATATTCCCAGATGCAGTTACAGAAGTAGGATCATACGGTACTATAGGGGGATTATCAGTTGCATCACAATCATTGAATGCAAGTGACGTTCCGGCTGGTGTTTCTACGGGAAGTCTTGTTAAGTATGTTATACCAACTACATCATTTTCCAATCTAGATACTACTAAGTTATCTAGCGTAGCTGTTACTGGATCTGGTGTAAATTTTGCCTCATTGTTACTAACACAATATACGGCAACGTCTGCATCAAATATCATGTTTATCGTAAGTTCAAGTTCAACGGGAACACTTACGACAGTAACCACATATCCAAAAACATCAACTGGGGTATTTCAAGATGTTATAGTATCCGCAACTACGTCCAGTACGGCATTAAACTTTCTTGATGCGGGATATTCTAACGCACATACACCTTGGATTCAATCACAAACAATTGCAAATTTAAATGTTGATCTATTTAAACTTCATACATTGGGTGATGGAAACAGTGCAAACAGAGAAATTAAAGTATCCTTGTTAAACATGAAACCAAGTAGCGATGTTGAATATGCGTGGGGAACATTTTCTCTTGTAATCCGTAAATATGATGATACGGATGCACGTCAAGAAATACTTGAACAATACGATAATCTAACACTGGACCCAGATAGTCCACAATATATTGCACGAGTGATTGGTAATAGTGCGCCAACAGAAGATCAAGTCACGGGTGAAATGTATTATCAAGGTGATTTCCCAAATAATTCACAGTACGTATACGTAGAAATGAATGATTCGGTAATTCCAGATAGTGCTCTCCCATTTGGATTTGGAACATTGGAATCAAGTATAAGACTACCTGCAATAAATCTTGCATCACCAAATTATGTAACATCACGTTGGCTTAGTGGTACAACGGAAGGATATACTACGGAGTCTATTGATAAGAGATATTATTATGGATGGGATTTCTCTGTAGCAAATGGTACAAACGAATCGTATTTAAATCCAGTATCGGATCCAAATAACACCAACCCAATTATAGTTGGAACTGCGTTTAACTTAGAAAATTTGGTTGAAGTTCCAAGTGGATCATCATCACAGTTCTCTGCATCAATTTCACTTACCGATGATAATTCGTTCATTTACCGTAAATTTTCTGTACCGTTCTTTGGCGGGTTTGACGGACTAAATCCAGCACGTGATATTAAGTTAGGTGGTGACATATTGTCAAATAATTCACAAGGATTTGATTTATCAACGTCGGTTGCAGCCGGATCAAAGGCATATAAGAAAGCACTAAACGCTATCAGTAATCCAGATCAATGGGATTTTAACCTCTTGGTATTACCTGGTGTTATCTATGATTTCCATTCATATGTTGCAAATGAAGCGTTAAGTCTTTGTGAAGATCGTGGTGACGCATTCTACATCATGGACACGACTGGATTAAATGCTACACTTGCAACGGCAACAGCAAAAGCAGGGGAAATTGATAGTAACTATGCAGCAACTTATTATCCGTGGTTGAGAGTAATTGATGTTAATACCAATAAATTAATTTGGGTACCACCGTCAGTTATCCTTCCGGAAATCTATGCATACAACGACAACGTTGCAGCAGAATGGTTTGCACCAGCAGGGTTGAACCGTGGTGGTATTGCAAGTGCAGTGGGTGTGAAGGTCCGTCTCCCACAAGCAAGTCGTGATACTCTCTATGAAGGTAAGGTTAACCCAATCGCACAGTTCCCTGGACAGGGCATCTGTGTGTGGGGTCAAAAGACACTACAACGTCGTCCATCAGCACTTGATCGTGTCAATGTCCGCCGGTTGTTAATTGCTGTGAAGAAATATATTGCAAGTGCTTCACGTTACCTCGTGTTTGAACAAAACGTAGAATCCACACGCAATCGTTTCTTGAACATCGTCAACCCATATTTGGCAAGTGTCCAAGAACGTTCTGGTTTGTACGCATTCCGTGTCATTATGGATGAAACCAATAATACACCGGACTTGATTGATAGAAATATCCTTTACGGACAACTCTATCTCCAACCAACCCGTACCGCTGAATTCATCATCCTTGATTTCAACGTACTTCCAACGGGCGCTACATTCCCAACGGCATAAATTGAAAACGTGGAGGGAGCGTAAAACCTCCCTCCACAATTTCAAAATATTACATATTTATAGTTAGAAATCCTTTCGGAGATTATACATGGCAAACCTAGTAACTGAACAAGAGCTGTTCTTCACGGCATTTGAACCAAAGATGAAGAATCGTTTCATCCTTTACATGGATGGAATTCCTTCATATATTGTAAAAAAGGTTGCTCGTCCAACATTAACGCAGGAAGCAAAACCAATTGATCATATCAATGTTCAACGATATGTCAAGGGTAAGAGTAAGTGGGGCACGATGCAGATGGAATTATACGATCCAATCGTCCCATCTGGTGCGCAAGCCGTTATGGAATGGGTTCGTCTACATCAC